TCGCACCCGGTCGCAGCGCACGCGATCGGAGCTGACGGCCAGGGCCGCGCGCATGCCTGGGCAGATCCGTGGGCGGTTTTTGAGGGAGATCACGAAGGGGGATACCTGATGGCCGGCAGCGCAATGCAACTCGATGTCCGCTATGACGATCGCCGCGTCATGCGCGTCTTGCAACGGTTGCAGGACGTGGCCGGCGACATGGAACCGGCGCTGCGGGATATCGGCGAGTTCCTGTTGCTCTCCCACGATCAGCGGTTCCGGGAGCAGGTCGCACCGGACGGCACGTCATGGGAGCCCCTCTCCGATCGGTACCGGGCCCGTAAAAAGCGCAACAGGGAAAAGATCCTGATCCTGAACACGGACCTGTCCGGTTTGTTGCGCTACCAGGTGGAAGGTCAGGCTCTGCGGTTCGGCACGGATAGGATCTATGGCGCGACGCACCAGTTCGGAGACCCTCGGCGCAACATTCCGGCGCGGCCCTTTCTGGGGATCTCCGAGAGCGACGGAGCCGTGCTTCTCGATATCCTGCAGGGTCATGTACAGGCGGCGTTGCTGTGAGCCTCTGATTCGCCTTTTAACGCTGCGGGGCGGCTACCCCCTGCATAAGAAGGTGATCGTGGTTTTTAAACGGTGTTTAAACGCCTTTTCTGGCGTTTTGTAAAACGGTCCGGTGCCTGTGTTTCAATCCGGGTCGAATATTTTAAAGCATTTTAGAGGATCGGGCTTTATCTGCCTGCTACGGTGAGGGACGAACCGTAGCACACAAGGAGAGGTTTTATGGGAAAGAAGATCGATATCTTCAAGCCGGGGCGCCATACCGCCATGAACGGGAAAACTCTGGATTTTTCCCCGGATGATCTGGCGGCCACCGTGGCGGCTTACGATCCCGACAAGTATCAGGCGCCGCTGGTGGTCGGGCACCCAAGGCTGGACGCTCCGGCCTACGGCTGGGTCAAGGCTCTGGAATTCGGCGAGGTTATGCAGGCCGAGCCGGAGCAGGTCGCTCCGGAGTTCGCCGCGTTGGTCAATGACGGGCGTTTCAAACGGATCAGCGCCAGTTTTTTTACGCCGGATGCGCCGAACAATCCGGTGCCAGGCGTGTACTACCTGCGCCATGTCGGGTTCCTCGGCGCGGCCGCCCCGGCGGTGCAGGGCCTCAAACCGGCCGAGTTCGCCGACGGTGAAGAAGGGGTCGTGGAGTTCGGCTGGGACGATCGGTTGGTGGCGCGCATGTTTCGCGGCCTCAAAAATCTGCTGATCGCCAAGTTCGGCGCCGACGAAGCCGAAACGGCCCTTCCCGAATGGGATCTGGAAGCCGTCACCGAAGAGGCCCTGCGGCCCGATCCGGCCACCGAGCCATCACCCATGTACGCCGCCCCGGAGGGCGGAAAGGAGATTACCGCCATGCTTACCCCCGAACAAATCGCCGAACGCGAAGCGGATTTCGCGGCGCGCGAAGCGGATCTTGCCGCCAGGGAGGCCGCCGGTCGGCACCAGGAACACCTGAGTTTTGCCGAAGGCCTGATCAGGGACGGCAAGCTTCTGCCGGCCCAGAAGGAGCGCGTCGTCGCACTGCTCGATTATGCCGGCGGCCTGGACGAAACTCATGTCCTCGAATTTGGCGAAGGCGAGGAGAAGGTCACCTCCCCTATCGCTCAAACCCTGCGCAGCTTCCTCGGGACCTACCCGAAGATCGTCGATTTCGGCGAAGTCGCCACGGACGATGAGAACGACGTTGCCGCAGCTACCTTCGCTGCCGCGCCGGGCTACACCGTTGACGCCGCCGCGCTGGAGACCCACAACAAGGCCGTCGCGTACCAGGGGAAAAACCCGGGTACCGACTACATGACCGCCGTCAAGGCCGTTTCGTAAATCAACCTCGGGAACATAAGGAGCCCTATCTATGAGCAGACAGTCCCAGCCTCTTTTGCCTCTTTCCGTGACCGCCGCGGGGGCCATTGCGGCCAACCGTTTCGTGACTCCGGCCCTGGCCCAGGCCGGTGCCGCCGCCAACACCCTCGGCGTATCCCAGTATGCCGCGGATGCCGCCGGGGACGTCATCCCCGTTACCGCCCTGGGAACCGAAGTCGTCGAAACCGGCGGCATTATCGCCGCGGGCGGACTGATCGAGACCGATGCCGACGGCAAGGCCGTGGCGAAGGCGGCCGGTCCCGGTGTGGCCCGCGCCATGGAGGCCTCCGGTGGCGCCGGTGAGTTTATCGAAGTCGTTCTCATCCCCAATTAACCCGGGCCAAGCGCCCCAGCTAAAGGAGTACGTTTATGAAACCGAGTGCGGTCCGGGTCATCAACCCGATTCTCACCACCCATGTGCAGGGGTACAAGCAAGCCGGCTTGACCGGCAATGTTCTGTTCCCGCGCGTGCCGGTCGAAATCTCCGGCGGCCAGATCCTGGAGTTCGGCAAGGAAAGCTTCAAACTTTACAACGCGCGCCGCGCACCCGGCGCAGGCACCAAGCGCATCCAGTTCGGGTATCTGGGTAAGCCCTTCGCGCTGCTCAATGACGCGCTGGAAGCGCCGGTGCCCCGCGAATACCTGCGCGACGCCAGCCAGGTGCCCGGTATCGACCTCGGCACCCGTGCGGTCAACCTGGTGATGCGCCCCATCCTGCTCGGCCTCGAAGTCGACCAAGCCGCTTTGGCGCTCAATGCGGCTCTGTACGATGCCAACCACAAGGTGGCGCTGGCCGGCACCGACAAGTGGAGCGACCCCGATAGCGACCCCATCGCCCAGATGGAGGATTACCGCGAGGCCGTGCGCGCCTCGACCGGTGTCTATCCGAACGTGCTGCAGCTGTCCGCCCTGGCATTCAGCGCGCTGAAGACCAACGTCAAGGTGCGCGAGCAGTTCAAGTACACCTCGGCCGACAGCATCACCAAGGAGATGCTGGCCAAGCTCTTCAACCTGGAAAAGGTCGAAGTGGGCGAAGCGGTAAGCGCCGACGATGCCGGTGTCTTTACCGATGTCTGGGGCAACAACGCGGTGCTGGCCTATGTGCCCCAGAACCCGTCCGGCATGGAGGAGCCGTCCTACGGCTACACCTATACCATGGCGGGCCATCCCCTGGTGGAAGAGCCGTATTACGACAACAACGCCAAGAGCTGGATCTATGGCGTGGGTTTCGAACGCGCCCCGGTCCTCTCCGGTATCGCCGCCGGCTTTTTGATCCAGAATCCGAAGTAGGCTTGACAGATCGATCCGACTGGTTTAAAAGTGTGGCAACTGCCGCACACGTAAAGGCCCCTCCATCCCCGGAGGGGCTTTTCTTTTTTAAAGCCCTTTACGATACCCGCCGCTACTTCCCCTGTATTCTGATCCTGCTTTTGAAATAGGCCCGACGTTTCGCACCTATCATCGCAGGAGATGCCATGCAGACCTATCCCGTTTTAACTCCCATTCGCGCCGGCAAGGGTAAGCGTTACTTGTCTGGCACCGCTATCGATCTGGATCAAAAGGCCGCTGCCGAGTTGCTGGCGTGCAAAGCCATCGGCCCTGCGGTGGCCGCCGTCGAACAGAAAGCTACCCGCCCGTCCGCCAAGGAATGTATCGACCAGGCTGCAGCGGCTGCCGATCTGGAAGCTTTGGATCAACTGTCCGTCGGTGAGGATCGCTCGACCGTCCTGGCGGCGATCGACAAGCGGCGGCAGGAGCTGAAGGAGCTGCAGGACCAGCAGGGGCAGGCCTAAGCCATGTATGCCACCGCCGCCGATATGCTGGAGCGTTTTACGGCCATGGAACTGGCCCAACTCGCCGACGATCCGGACACGGCCCTGGTTGACGGTCCCCTGCTCAAGGCGACCGTAGCGGGGTCGGACCTGTCCGGTTGGACGGCCGAAGAGCAGGCGGCCGCTGTTGCGGCCGTGGCCGTCATCGATGCGCGTCTGCAGGATGCTTCGGACGTTGTCGACGGATACCTGCAGAGCCGTTATGCCTTGCCGCTGGCAACCGTTCCAAAGGTGCTTGAGCACTACGCCTGCGACATCGCCCGGCATCTTTTGTACAGGGGCAACGCGCCCGACCATGTGTCCGAAAGGCAGGCCGGGGTCATGAAGGCGCTGGAGCGTATCAACAGTGGCGCTGTCAATCTCGGCCTGGCGACCAATGACCTTCCGGCGGTGCAAGCCGGGGGGCCGGTAGTCAGCTCACCGGGCCGGGTGTTTACCACGGACACTTTGGGTGACTACTGATGATTGCCGCTATCGAAGATGACGTCATCGATCGGATCAAAGCCCATTTCGGCGCGGCGTTGCGCAGCGTCGATTCCATCCCGGGGCCGCTCGATAACGAGGACACCTTGCGCAAGATGCTGCGGGCCGCCCCGGCGGTTTATGTGCTTTTTGCCGGAGGCCGCAACCAGGCTCCGGGCAAGAGCCCGGTCGAACTGCAGGGCCGCTGGGTGCTTTACGTGGTTACCGGCCACGCGGGTGGTCAAGCCGACCGGCGCCGGGGAGACGGCCGACAGATCGGGGCCTATGACATCGTGCAACGTCTGGTCCCGCTGCTGAGCGGTTTTTGCCCTGCCGATGAATCGGCCCTTGACCTGGTCGATGTGACGAATCTTTACAGCGGCACCATCGACAGCCAGGGCGTGACCATCTACGCGGCGACCTTCGGCATGCGCATGGATCTGTCGTCGCTGCCTGATGAAAGCACCCTCGACGACTTTTTACTCTGTCATGCCGATTATGATCTGGCGCCGGCCGACGGCACGCTCGACGCCACCGACGATATCGAACTGCCGCAATAAGGAGATTTTATGAAAACGATGCTTGTCCAACCGGCCGCCGGTCTCAAGATACGTTTCCCCGAGCAGCCGGACCGCGTGTTGCCCGCCGAAGGTGAGCGGGTGCCTGTTAACTCGTACTGGCAGCGCCGCCTCAAATCCGGTGACGTGGTGCTGGTCGGCCCGGTCCAGGGAGGTGAAGAATGACCATTTCGTTTGATACGATCCCGGCCAACGTGCGGGTTCCGTTGGCGTATATCGAATTTAACAACACCCGCGCGGTGGTGGGTACGCCGACGCTGCCCTTTACCCTGTTGGTGTTGGGTCAGATGCTGGCCTCCGGAAGCGCCGTGGAAGGCGTGCCGGTGCTGGTGACCAGCGCCGATCAAGCGGAGGGGCTGTTCGGTCGTGGCTCGATGCTGGCCTCCATGTTCAATGTGCTCAAGGCCAACGACCGTTACATCCCGACCTGGGCGGTGCCGCTGGCCGATGATGACGCCGGTGTCGCTGCGGGTGGGACCATTACCCTCGGCGGTGCGCCGGTCTCCGCGGGCACCCTCAACCTCTACATTGCCGGAAAGTCGGTGCGGATCGCCGTCGCGTCCGGAGCGACCCCCGCCACTCTGGCGACATCTCTGGCGGCCGCTATCAACGCCGACACCGGTTTGCCGGTGCCCGCCGCGGTTAACGG